ATCTCGACCTGGTCGGCGGACAATTCACGACCCTTCTTCGCCATCGTGTCCGCGGTATCGATCGTTGCCGTCTTTGCGGCGAGCAGAGCCTTGATAGTGTCCTTCCAACTGTCGCCGAAGAACTTAACTCCGGCCGCCGCCTTGGCCGCCCCCTCCGGCATTTTGTTGATCGCCTCCGCGACGGTGCGCAGAATGGTCAGAGGATCTCCAGTTTGAAGCGTCTGAAGAGCGATGCCCAAGTCGTTGAACAATTTTACTGTTGCCAGGTCTCCGTCTTTCATGGCCTTAGCCAGTGCCTGCAGATTCGTGTTGACAACGGAGACCTGTTTGCCGTTTTCCCCCATCACCGTGAAAACCTTTGATACCTCCGCTGCCTCTCCCTTGGCCTTGTCCAACACTTTCAGCGCTTGTTCTAACGACTTCGCGAAATCATCGGACGATCCGCCCGTGCCTGCGATGGCGGTTCGCAACTGAACCCATTGTTCCGTGCTCAATTTCAGCTTTTCAGCCTGATCAGCAATCTTTGCGCCGGTTTCGGCTGCGCCCTTCGTCAGCGCCGACACCATGGCACCGACAGCAGCGACAACGCCCGCAGCGGCAATCTTGAATGCGGTTGCACCCGAGATCAGGCTGGACCCAACCGTCTTACCGACGTTGGCGGCCTCTTGTCCGGCCTTAGCCATGGTTCCCGCAGCCTGTGCCGCTGCGTCATTGGTCGCATTCAGTCCAGTCGTGACCTGCCTTGCGGCGTCGGCTCCTTGTGTGCCGAACGCTGTCGCGGCTCGGGCGAGCTCCTGAAATTTATTGCCGAGTTGCGTGCCGGTTGTGATGAGGTCGCTGATCGCCTTCTGAGCTTGCTGAAAGCGCGCAGGATCGACCTTGGTTTTCTCGGCGGCATCCTGAATTTGCTTGAACGACTTCTCGCCGGCCTTACCGAGGTCTTCAAGCGCCTTGCGGACGTCGTCGCCGCCCTCCAGGCTTATTCGTTGGCTTATGGTCGCCATCAGCCCCTGATCCGTTTCTCGTAGAATTCGGTCATGCGCCCTGCCGCTAAAGCGAAGATGCTATAGAGATCGAGCCGCTTGCGGATGTTGACTTGGCTGACGCCGACGAACAGCGGTCCCAGTTTCCGGTTGGCGGCGTCGAACAGCAACGGCGGCTTGCCGGCAACATTCACCGACACCAACCGGCGACCGTATTGCCTCGGCGAATGAATGCCGCCCGGCAGGTTCCGTTCGAGCGGCAACCACAGCAACGGCCGGCCGCGGATTGTGGCGCCGCTCTCGAACACCCTAGCGAACGGGATGGTGTCAAAGATCAGCGCCGCGGGATCGCCGCCCTTGTTCGGAAAGAACTTCGACGTTAGCGCCGCCCGCCAGCGTGCCGGGAAACCCGCGCCCGCGATATTGGCCCGGCCCTGCTCTACCGCGAATGCGGCAGCATCCTGCACCGCGCCGGCCCTGGCCTCGTCGATATCCCGCGCGATTTCCTTGATCAGCCGCTCAAGCACCCCTTCCTGCTCAGAGAATACGAGTTTCATGTCAGGTCAGGATTGGCACGAATGAGCAAGTTTTGGCACGGGACGCCAAGACGGGCGCTTTGACATCGGATAGCGAAGCACGTCGGAATGAAAGGGAAAGAAATCGTGCCTAAATTTCTATGCTTGATATGTGGCATTGGATCGGTGCTCTCAGTGGCCGCTTGCGGAAAAGTGACCAGTACGCAATCCGCCAATCAACCCACGCCTGTAGCCATCACTCAACCCACGCCTGCGACACTCGCGGCTCACGCATCAGCAAAAGCAACTACCGGACCATGTCAAACCCCGAATGACCGCGATGCCCGTGGTCATCGTTGCGGTGGCCGCGCCGCCAGTGAGCGCAAAGGAGGGAGGTGATGCATCACCATTATCCAAAAAATAGACCTTGATGCCCATGCGATTTGCGAGGAATAAACCCAGTCATGAAATCAGCTGCTCAGTTTTTCCTCATCGCCTGGCTCGTCTTGGGTGGCGTCTTCGCGCTCATCGCTTGGTCAACAACCCCCTGGCTGTGGCTCCTTTTCGGCCCTCTGTGGCTCGGATTTGTAAATCTTTGGGGTGCCGCAATGGGCATGATCCCTTATGGGACCAAACTTTCCGCAACTAAAGTCACCCGCCCAACTCCTTGAGCGCCTTATCGATCGATTTCTGATCGCCCTGCGCGCCCATCGCGGCGATCACCAGATCGTTCGCCCGATCCTTCCGGTCGAGCTGCTCGCCGAATTCGAGATAGGCTGCGATCTGCCGCGGCGTCAGCGTCATTGCATAGTCGGGTGTAAAGCCGGCTCGTCGGCCGAGGGCGACGACGGCGACGGCGATTTCCGCAAGCGGACCTTCACTGGCTTTGCCCTTTCGTCCGTTCCGCCGATGAGGCCCGTCAGCGCCTCGACGAAAGAGCCGATCCCGTTTGGGAATGTCAGCCGAAAAATAGACGTGAGAAATTTCAACTGGTATTCGGGCAACAGCTTCGCCGCGTGTTGCTCGTAGGTCTCGTCAGCGAGGTGCCCGCAGCCCGCTGCGATGATCGGGCCAATGGCGGTGCCGCAGCCCTCGATCAATCGCGGGACCAGGTTGTCGCCGAGGCCGCCGCTGACCAGCGCTTTCAACTCTGGAAACCGGGCAACGATCGAGGCGATGGCGTCAACAGAAACACCACGCACATTGATCCGCTTGCCGTCGATCCTGACGACCTCGACCGCCGTTGACGGTGCGATATCCAGCAGGTCGGCCATGACCGCAGCTCCTATGGGACCACCGGTGCTTCGTGCACGGTGAACACGCCGAAGTCTCCAGTGGTGTCATCCTTCTGCACCTCGGCCTCGATCTGCAGCGTCGAGAAGTCGTCCGCATCGGTGATAAACGAGAAGTCGCCGGTGGGGTTGATCGAGATGCGTCCGGTATAGTCAACGTGCTGGCCGATATCATTGGTGCCTTCGACTTTGATGAGTCCGGCAACCTCGTTCTTTTTGAAAGCAGCGATCGAGATGCTGCCGTCGACATCGGGTGCCTCCAGCTCGCCCAGCGTGAAGATCGCCAGGTTAGGCGCGTTGATCTCGTCCAGCGTGAACTTGATAGTGGCGCCGGTTTGCGTGATGGCAGAGAAGTCTTTCACTTTCACGCCCTCGCGCGAAGAGAAGTGCTCCTTCTTCTCGATGGTCGGCGACCACACGAAGCTCGGCGCGTTGCCCAGATCGAGGAAGTCGGCGGCGCCATCTTCCTTGAACGAGACGATTCCCTTGCCGATGTGATAGTTCTGAATGCTCGGTGACGCGGGCATGGTTTATAGCTCCTCTATTTTGAGTGCGTACTTGAACATGAACTGAGCGCGCAGCGCCCCCTGCAGCGACCGTCCCCAACCGAGGTCGGTCTGGCAGCCGAGATACCGGATAGCGCCATTGCCGAACCGCCCGGTCTTAACGATCGTCTCATTAAGCTCGGTGTCGGTCAGTACCCGTTTGATCAGTTCCCGCCGCAAGACGCTAAGGTCTGATCCAGCTTCGTCAGCCTGCTGTGCGATGACAATCTCGGGATGCATGCGCACCATTGTCGGCCGGTTAGGAGGCCGCATCGACAGATCGGAGGCATCGTTGGTTTCCTCGTCGCCATCGAACACGATCGCCGCCGGCAACTGGTCTTCCGGGATCTCGACGTTGTTGCGCTGCGCCGAGCGGATGTTCGGAATGGTCGCGACCACCACGAGCAGCCGCGCCAGAATGTCCTCGCGAACATCAACCAACGGCGTCAGCCTTCAAACTGAATCGCACCTCGCCAAAATCCTCGCCGTTCGGGCTGCCGCGCAGTTCCCACGACCGCACGATCCAGGAGCGACCATTGAACGAAAGCACCGCGTCGGCATAGTTGGCGCGCGCGATGCCCTTTCCGGTTAGCTCGGGAATGCGAACAAAAGCGCCCGGTCCGACGGTTTGCACCTCGGCGCCGGCATTCGATCCGGTCGTCAGTAGCTTCGGCCTCGTGTCGTC